TACATACAAGATAGTGGAACAGGTGCCTTACGAATTTTAACTTCGCAACTTGTTGTAGGAAACTCAGCTGATACTGAAACTTTACTAACTGCAACTGCTGATGGGAGTGTTGCCCTCTACCATAATGGAACAAAGAAGCTCTCCACGGAATCGTTTGGAGTGGATATTGATGGAACTTTAAGAGCAGATACTTTAAAACTTGCAGCAGATAATCATAAATTAGAAATTGGTGGTGCGACTAATGGAGATCTAGTTTTATACCATGACGGGTCAAATTCTTATGTAGTAAATTCAAACTCAAGTGCAGATCTCATTTTACAATCTGCCAGTGGTGTTGACATAAAACACGATACCGAAACTATGATTCAGTGTAACGGTGATGGGGAGGTAAAACTTTTTTATAATAATACTGCTAGGATCAGCACATCAGGTAATGGAATAATAGTACATAGTAACAACGTATCCATGGATTCTTCTGCCAGTGGTGGCTTGAGAGTTGATGGTAATGGATATTCTGGTGCGATTGCTTTAGATGCAACTGGTATGCACATCTACCATAATTCAACATCTAGAGCGTTAATATTTGGTGTTAATGAATCAGAAGTTGCTCGGTTTGATACAAACGGTCACTTCATACCAAGTGCTAACAATACTCGTGATTTAGGTACATCATCAACACGATGGAGAAACCTATATACCAATGACCTTAATTTATCTAACGAAGGTGGTGCTAATGATGTTGACGCGACCTGGGGGAGTTATACTATACAGGAAGGAGCAGAGGATCTTTTCTTGATTAACAGACGATCTGGTAAAAAATATAAGTTTAACCTGACGGAGGTGGCATAATGGGTGTTTTCTTTAGTGATGAAGCACAAACAAGAGCAGCACATCTTGTTAACTTTTCTAGTCTAAGTTATACAACAAGACGGCAACTATCTAATAATGGTACGACTGAAATGATGTTTGCAGATTTCGGTAATTATAATAAAAAGGAAAGTGGTAGTATTCTTGCTTTTACAGGATTTCTTTTTGGCAGAAACGATGTTAGTGACTTTGGTAATGTGGATGTAAAAATAGGCGCATCATTTGATGCCAGTTCATTTGTTGTTAGTGGAGGAACAAGGGCAGATCAGGGGGCTGGTAGTTACACGTTTTTTAATGGAAATGGATCAAAACTTTTAATGTTATGCGGACAGATTGATGGATATACAAGTACAGGTAATTCAACTCTTATAGCTACTTATAGATCTGGTACAAGTGGAGGTGGTAGACCTTTTGCATTAATTAACCCTACCAATTCTGATAGCAGCCAGATAAACGACAGTTATCGTGGCTCTAGAATAAACATTTGGGAGATTTTATTATGAACTCTGATAGTACTTTTATTTCTGCTGTTGAAAATCTTTGTGGTGGAGCCTTTTTTAGTTTGGTAGGTGATGAAGATATATATGAAAATATCACATACTGGTATGTAGGAAACGGAAATCTTACTGATGAAAGTAAAATTCCAACTAAAGAAGAAGTAGAAGCAGAAGTTGAAAGAATTAAAAAAGAAGAAGTATATAAAAGACAAAGAACAGGACAGTATGTAGATGGAGTCAAAACTACAGATACAATATATCCAGATTGGGGTACACAATTAGATTACATCTATCATCATGGAATAGACAAATGGAAAACAGATATAGTAGATCCTGTGAAAGCCAAGTACCCTAAGCCTAGTTAGGTACTAGCCGTATTGCCGTTATACGTTCCAACAGCTACACTTTGAATTAATTACAAAAATTTTATGTCAAAACTAACTGAAAGATGCGAAAAACGTAAACTAGAAGCACAGGCTTTAGCCGATAAATATAATGGTGAAAAGGCAGAAATTACAAAGCTAAGAGCGCAAGCAGATCAAAGAGAAAAAGAAAATGCTACCGTTTATGAACAATTTTTAGTTGCAAATGGTAGATATACGGAAGTACTAGAATTAGCACAAGAAGAAGAAGGTGTTGCAACTTCAAGCGAAGTCGTAGAATAATCAATCAGCTTTATCTGTTATCTGTCTTGTCATAAGCCCTGATATTAAATATATAGGGGCTATTGTTGGTATTATTAGCAGCATTAGTATAATAAGACTATTACCAGTTGCTCGGAGGACAGCTTCACGAATCATGTTTCAAAAAATAGCTAATGTTTTGAGTATCATTTCATTTATAATGGTAGCTTCCATGAGTGGCACAGCGTACTTTGGTTACAAGTATGTAACTTCAGAACAATTTAAAGCAAAGGTAATGAATGAGATTCTTGCAAACGTATCAGGAATGATGCCTAAGATGTTAGATAAGGGTCTACCTAAAGTTACTGGTCCATCTATGCCGATTATTAAATGAACTGTTATTGGTGTGATGCAGAGCTAATAACTGGTGGCGACATTGATATTGATGAGTCTATGCCAGGTTATCCCGAATTTTCGGTAAAAACTAATTTATCTTGTCCTAAATGTTTTTCAGAGGTAGAGGTTTTGAAGAAAAGAGATGCCTACGATTGATATACCTCGTTTTGAAATACATAAAATTGAAATTCATAAGATACCAATATGGAAAACTGATGTATTAATCTTAGATAAAATTCATAAACCTGTAGTTGATATACCTGGTTGTGTAAGAGTACATAGAAACAATCTCACAAGTCTTATTGATAGTGATAAAGATAAATATGGCACATATACAGAATGTGGTAATTTTAGTATTCCTAGCTATGAACCTTTAGAGTACAACCCTAGTAAATTTGTATATACACAACCAGAAACCCCTAGAAATCAGGAAGAAGATTTTGTAGAACCTAAAAAAGAATCCTCAAAATACGAACCAGTTAATGATAAAGATGATCTACTTTTTATTGAATGTCCTGGTAAAAAGGATCAACGAGTGGGAGATTTTCGTAACGAAAAAAGATTAGAACGTGTTATTGGACATAAAAGAAGCGAAGATGGAACTGAGTGTATAACTCTCTATGAAGACGTTAAATTCATCGAGCAATACATACCGAATCCTCCACAGCTTATTAGCACTGCTACTATTGCTTTTGTTGCTGCCAGTACTCCATTACTGCTTAGTCTTGTCAAACCTTTAGTAAAAAATCTGATAAAGAAGCTGACAAAGAAGAAAAAAGATGTAGAATAAATATGGTTAATTGACTCAACCTCATACAATTAACTTCTGCTAAAGTTAGTTGTGTTTAGACAAGTGAACACCCGTAGCTTGTCTACTTTAATTTGTGATTGTGCGGTATAACTTGATTAGGCTTTTCACCAATACGCACCCCTTCACATAATTTTGCGTATTCGCTTTTAGGATCAAAATATATGCCCTGTAACATTAAATTTCCACAATTTTTTAATCTTGCTAGTTCATAGTTGAGGAGCTTTGCATTTAATTCTTGTTTCTGTAATTTTATTTGTGTTTGTGCTGCATCAAGACAAGAATCCTGAAATCTATTATCCAGTGGGATATTAAATGTAAGTGCGAATCCAAGGTTTAGTCCTAGAGAATCTTTGTTGTTACTGTAATTTTCTTGGTAGTAAAGCACTTCACCTGGGTTATCTGGTACACCATCCTCATCTAAGTCCGTTGGATCGTACACGGGCGTATGATAAATATAGTCCTGTGGTCGCTTTTGATTAAACGAACTAGAGATGAATGGGCTAAATGCCAATTGAGGTCCAGAGCATTTTATATTATTTCCGTACATATTTTCTACCATTGGGCCACCCAAAACCTGTGTAGCAAAGTTTGATACGGACCCAGATGCCGATGCCGAGGGTGCTGCCGTATTACTTGTGTTAGCTAATACAGGATTTCCTAGCAGACTTATTGCGAGAAGATAGTTGTGGTATCTGTGACGCTTGTACTTTGAATGGTGCGAGTTATGTCGGTTACAGATTCCATTCCAGGTGCTTGATAAACTTCTGTAAATTGAAAAGCATCTCCCTGATTTGTTTGAGTCCAGTTTGGTCTTTGATCTAGATTTAATCCCTGCCATGTATAAGTAGTTCCGTTTATATTTTCATTAATTGAGGTAGGTGCTGGAGATATAGAAGATCCATCATGCTGTATTCCTGATCCTGTGACTGAGTAAAGAAACCCAGAATTATATTCTGTTGTTCGTATAGATTCTGTAATATTTGTTGTGGTTTCAGTTCGGCTGGTGGAGCTACCCTGCGTAAAATTAGGTACAATTGGCACAGCGTAACAAGGAGCAGATATAACAAAGCCAAGAAGAAGTAGCCTCCTCATTCGATAGTGAGATCAACGACAAATTGACCTGTCATCACGATACCTGTTCCTGTTCCTGGTGTCATCGTAATAGTGTGATTATCTATTGCTACTGCTGCTGTTCCCACACTTCCAGCACTTGTAGACGTTAAGTCACTGAAGTTTGGAACAGTGCCTACTGTAACTGCACTACCAGGTGTGGCATCTCCTTCTAAGTAGCTTGTAGTAAAACTAAACGCTTCGCCACTGGTTGCTTGCGTAGCGGAAGGAAAAGTTACTGCTGGTACGCCATTGGTTACAGATCCGAAACCGCCTAATGTAGCTGCTGAGTTAGAGTCAACCGTGGTAACATTGTTACCCGAAATACTGTAGCTGGAACCAATTTTATCAGCCGTACTGGCTGCTGAAAGTGATTCAAACTTTACGCTCGATGATATGGAATGATTCATGTCCGCATAAACTGGTGCGGATGCAAGAAATAAAAGAGGAAGTAGCTTTTTCATTTGGTGCTAGTTTTAGGACTCTTATTATCTACTATAGTATCTTTTTTCTTTTTTATCTGAAAACCTAGTGACGCAGTAGAAGCTGAAAAAATCGAAGCTATGAAGGTCGGATCAAAATCTACTATCTTTTTACCAGATGGCGGTTCATAGTATGAAAGGGATAAAAGTGTTGCCGACCACAAAAGTACGCAAACTTTAACAATGGTTTCAACTTTGCTGGGTTCTTGATCTTCCATAAGAAAAAAAGCTGCTTGTGGGTATCTCTAAGCATTGACCACTGCTTAACAAACAGCTATGTGCCAAATCTAGCAAATATAGCTATGTTTGGAAAGTAAAACATATTTAACATCATGTTAAAAATTTTAAAACCCATACTTTTGATCTTTATTAAGTCAAAAGCAATGAAGAGGTTAATTATTGATCTTTTGAAAGCAA